ACAATAATCTCTAGGATCATTTTCAGGACCGTCCAAAGTACCAGTCACTTTCACAGTTTTTTCAACTGCACCTTTGCCAGGCTCCCAGCCTTTGCATATAAAAGTTTTACCATCTAACATTATGATGCCTCCTTCATGTCTTGAGCTGAGAAAACATTTTCCCAAAACTCATCGGTTTCTTTTTCTTTCTTTTCACATGTTCTAACTACCTGTCTCCAAGTAATAAGACCAGCTTCGTAGAAGTCTAATAACATATCACCAAAAGGTTCTCTGTCATTTGATTTCCATAATACTAAATCACCTTTAGTATAAAAGTCATTTTCGTATTTTTCGACCGCATTATCAGTTGTTGACCATTGATGACCAAACCACTCTGATTGTCTTTTATAAGATCTACCGGCAATCTCAATATTTGTAATTGCTAATTGCTTTTCAGATTTTGGATGTTTATTTTCTTTTCGCATTGGTGCTCCTTTATTAATTTATAGGTACTATTCTATACAGTTCCTCGCAAATGTACAACGTTTTGCGCATATTCTTAGATTATTTTGTTATATAAAAACAACTACTTATAAACTTATTAACAGCTTATTTCTTTGACCTGGCTCGCATTGCTGCCATTTTCTCTCTGGCGGTATGCCATCTTTCAAAGGTATATGGTCTCGGATGTTTACCTAGTTTCAGACCTTGCTTTCTAAATTCTGATTTAAGTAGATCATGACATTCTCTACCCATAAATGCTGATACTAGTTTTAAGAGTACATTACGGTATTCACGACCATGATGCATCTGACCTGCGGCATGAGATAATTCATGAAGCAGAACATATAGATTATAACCATGTTTCTGATCAAGTGTAATCTCATATATGTATGCCCAGCCATGACAACCACGACCATTGTAGTTTGCCTTATCTCTTAGCTTTACCTTATGACCACCCTTAGCATCAGCTTTTATAAATGCTGCGGACTTAGTAATCCTATTGCATCTTTGCTGAGCCTCTTTAAGAGTCTTATAATGTTCTTGTTTTTGTTTAAATGCTGGTGTTCTGTATAGTGCTCTTTCTGCTCTATATACTTTACCTGCTTCGGTATCTCGTTTGTGTTCCATACGAGACATGCTATGTTTTTTCTTGTGCTGATTGAGATATCTGATATAAGCTCGTTGCTCGCCAACAAGGATATCTTCCCTCTCGTTGACATCGTTTTTAAACGATTGATAGTCCATACTTAAGTTGTCCTCTCTGTTGATATTTATTTCATGTCGTCAAGACTGATGTCATCAGTCTTTTTAGTGGTCCTCTTAGTGGACCAAGCTTTTATGAGATTCTCAATGTGTTTGATTTTGAGTTTGATCCCTCTGAAGTTTTCTGGGTGTTGACGTCTTTCGTCAAGTAGTGTTTCTAAAAATTTGATTTTAGATTTTTTGGTTTTTAATTTTTGGAAGGGTTTAAATAATGTTTCTTCTTTATTTTGAGATGTATATTTTGACATAATTTTAATTGGTACTTTCTTTGTTATTAATTAATTATACCTATTCTATACAGTTTTTACAATATGTAAAACAGTTTGTTTCGTTTGGAATCAACCACTTAGAAATTATGGTTTAAAAACAACTACTTATAGTTTCGTTTGGAATCAACTACTTAGGGTATTGGCCTGCTCGACAGGATTCGAACCTGTGACCCACAGCTTAGAAGGCTGTTGCTCTATCCAGCTGAGCTACGAGCAGATTAGGCGAATACGTGTAGGTTAATCCAGTCACATGTCATGGCTGGTTTAGATTCTCCTTCTATCTCAATAACTATATCAATCACAGTTCTAAACTTATTGCCTAGTTTTTTATATGATTTAAGAGTGAAGTGGGCTCTGATTTTTTGATCAGCTTTTACTGCCTGTCTGAATTTAAGGTTTTCAACACCTACATTTGTGGCAAAGATTTGACCAGCAAATGGTTTAATTATTTCATAACTAAATTTTGGTAGTAGGGAAACAATAAGAAATCCATGAGATATGATACCACCGAATGGTGTAGCCTTAGCATAGTTCTCATCTGTATGAATGGGTTGATCATCACCAATCAATGCACCATATAATTGTATAAGTTCCTTATCAAGGGTTTCCCATGATGAAGTTAACTTTACACCAATATGTTCTTTATATTTTTTATCTGCTGCATCTATGGTGTTCAAAGTTTTTGCTCATCTAACTTTTGTTTGAATTGATCATATCCACCAATATTCTTATCATCAATAAAGATCTGTGGAAAGGTTCTTGCATTTGGTTGTAGTTCTAACAACTCTTCCATTGTAAAATCTTTATTCAACATTAGCTTCTCATAAGTATGTTTAGATTCTTGTACAACTTGCTGTGCTGCTCTCTCAGCCATATCACAATATGGACATGGAGTTTTACTATAAATTTTAATATGCATAATTATCCTTGTAAATATGATAACATTGTTTTAGCATCAGAACATTCGAATGGATCATTATCAACATCACATTCATTACACTTACCTTCTTCTTCAAAGGTCTTTACAATTTGACCATCTTGAAGAACAGCTGAATAACGCCATGATCTTGAACCAAATCCTTTGTTCTTTTTAGTGACTAACATATTTAGTTTGTTTGTTAGATCACCATTACCATCTGCAATATACTTTACTTTAGAAACTTCTTGTTTCTCAAACCAAGCTTTCATTACAAATTCATCGTTTACTGATACACAATAAACCTCATCAACACCACACTTTTTAATATCATCATATAGTTCTTCATAACCTGGTAAATGGGCAGCAGAACATGTAGGTGTAAATGCACCTGGTAATCCAAAGATCACCACTTTCTTATTATCAAATAAGTCTTTAAATTGTGACATAAATTTTCCTTTTCTCTAGATTGTATATGTATTATACCTTGCTTAGCCGAAAAATTCTTGCAGACCGCCAGTTTTTTCTACTATAAGAGTGTTTTTAGTTTTATTGATTATATCTGAATACACATCAATAGCATCACAGTGTGATTTCCAAAACTCAAAGGCTTTATGTCTTTCTTCATCACGTTTGACATGATCTGTTGCATACTCTGAAAGTATATTAGCAACTGTATTATAGTCTGTACCTTCTTTGTTAGGATGAGCCCATGCACCATAGTTTCTTTGTTTAAAATCATCTGTCAGGAATATAGTACCATTATCTAAACAACTTATAACTGGCTCACCAATTTTATTGTGTATTATATGAGCACCAAAATGTTCATGAAATATAGGAACTGTACCAGCACCTAAACAATCTGAATGACAGTATTCTATATTAGCTCCATACTGTTCAGGCTTGAGATGATATAGATCAGAACCAAACATAGATTTAGACATTCTTAACATCATATCGTGGTGTTGATAGCCAGGATATAGATAAGCACCTTTCATTTCTTCTTCTGCACCATATTCAAAGTCACCAGTTTCATCATATTCTTTTTCAGGTCTAAACTTATTTACTACATTCCATCTTGTAGATGGATCCTTGTCATCTTTATATAAGATACCTTTATAACCAATTGATGCTTCTAATCCTTCTAGTATTGTAATGAATCCTCTATGCATCATTTGTTCTTGATGAAAATCAATTAGTTGCTGTGGACCTTTCCATCCAGCAGATCTGCCAACCCATCTTATAATCTTTTCTTGTTCTTCAACAGGTTGCCAATACTTTTTCTTATTCTCATCGAAGTTATAACCTACACCCGCAGTTGTAATAGGAACTGTGATACCTTCTTTCTCACACCATTTAGCAAATGGATTTGTGGTTGAATGAGTCATTATAACATCTAAACATTGTAATACATCTTTTAGTTTAGCATTACGATGAATTGATTGTATGTTATGGTCAACCTGAACAATGCTTTTCTTAACATTAATTTTCTTTAATAACTCTATGAAGTTGTCGACACATTGTTCAGGGTGATTTTTAGAAGGAACAGAAAAGACAATTAAAGCTTCACATTGATTTATCTCATCAATGACCTCAGTACAAGTCATTAGATCTGGAAACTTCTTAGTTGATTTACTAAGCTCAGACCAGTCTGCTCCTCTAAAATAGTTTACATCAAACTCCATGGAGTTTTGTCTAGGCCATACTTTATCCATAGTGGCATAGACTTTTACACCCATTAGTTTTTGAAATTCTACAACATTCTTCGTGACACCGCAACCTTCAACACCACGACCCATAAGTACTGCTACAGTCATTTGTTTTTACCTCTCTCTAAATTATACTGATCCATACACATATCTTCTAAACTCTTTGTTAGTGTAATCTTTTCTGATAGTGTATCTACAACTGAAGCTTCAGCATCACCTTCACGTCTACCACATATCTTTTCTGCAATTGGTTTACCTGTCACTTTTCTCATTGTAGCAACAACATCAAATACTGAATAACCTTCATTAGAACCTAAGCATTCGTATGGTGTATTACTTGGTCCATCATCAACGGCATTACATATAGCATTTGCTAGGTCAACCACATGCACATAATCTCTTATACATGTACCGTCTTTAGTATTATAATCAGTACCATAAATATCGATCCAATCTCGTTTCTTACATGCAACCTCAGCAGCTACTCTTATTAAATGAGTTGATGGACCTATTTGTTTGTGTACACCATCTGAACCTGATACATTGAAGAATCTAAAGATTGTATAACCCATTGCTTTTTCTTTGATTATATCTTCAGCAGCAACTTTTGATTTAGCATAAGGTGATGCCATTTCCCAAGCGGCTGATGTAGATGCAAATAGTATATGTGCTTCATCAAACATTTCACATATCGCCAGTGTACCCATTACATTAGTTAGATAATAATCGGCTGGTCTTTTCATACTTTCTGGTACTACAGACAGACCACCTAAATGTACAACTGCATCATATCGTGGCCATTGCAGATCTATTGGAGTCTTTAATGACTGATGTTTATGTACTTCTAAAACATCAACGTCATGAAAATCATGTAAGTATTGACCTACATCATTCTTATCTTCTCCATGAATATCAATATCCATGCCATCAATAATATGACCACGTTCATTTAGTATCTTACATACATGTGAACCAATATATCCATTACAACCAGTGACTAAGACTCGCATACACGTTTCCTTAAATCTGATGATGAGAATCTATGTTCTCTTTTATTAAAGTACAATGCTATACCTCGTTTCTTGCATATATCTTTTCCTGTAAAATCTTTTTCTTTATACTCTTCACCAAGAATTCTTACATCAATAGTATATAGTTCTAATATATCTTCTAAATCTTTTTCAGTAGCATACGGAATAATCTCATCAACATACTTAACTGCTTTAAGTTGTGTATATCTTTCTACTATAGTTTGTATTGGTGAGTTCTTTTCTTTTCTATCTATGGATGGATCTACTTGTAAAGCACATATCAAATACTCACATTGATCTTTTGCATCTCTTAACATTTGTACATGACCTGCATGTAGTAAATCAAATGTAGAACAGGTGAAGCCAACTTTCATAATATTATTATACCCCGAATGGGAACATTATTTCTAATGCTCCCATTACAATAACAAAGTACTTAGTTATTATACTAAGCCTTGCGCAATTGCTTTATAGCCTGCTGCTACAACGGCACGTGTAGGAGTACCTAAGCGGTATCTCAATGCACGAAGACTGCTAGATTTAGCAGGTCTGTTTCCGTAAATAGCAAAACCTTTATTTCTAAGGTTTGCAACTACAGCAGTTGGGTTTGCCATATTGAACCTGTCTCTCATTTGAGCGACTGTCAATTCAGCACCGTTTGAAAGAGCATCAATTACTTTTTGCTCTTGCGATTTTGTATTAGCCATATCAGTTTTCTCCTTACTTAGTGGTCTAAAAAATATGTTAAATAATTTTAACATCACGAATAGATTATACCTGTATGTAGGTTTTTTTTTATATTCTTTTAGAGTGGGCTCCTGCACCCGCGGGTACCCGCGGGTAATAAATAATGTATGATGAAATGGTTGCTACTTCCTGTAGCCTTAACAATATCCGCGATCGCAGCTTTCTATTCAATCTACGGATTGGTAGCTATCTTCGCAGCGGCAGTAATACCTATTATAGTCATGGGTGTAGCCCTTGAGATAGGTAAACTTGTATCTGTTGTATATCTTCACCAATACTGGGAGCATACTAAATTACTCTTAAAGAGCTATCTAATAGTGGCTGTCGCGCTCTTAATGTTTATTACATCATTAGGTATATTTGGTTTCTTATCAAAGGCACATGTCGAGCAAGCATCTTTATCAGAAGAACAGGTAGCTTTAATAGATCAACTACAGGATAAAGAAATAAGATCTGAATTAAAGATTGATAGATGGGAGAAAGAACTAAACAAACTTTTAAACAATGAAGATACAAGAGTAGACACTCTCATAGGAAATGAACAGGAACAACTCAATAACATATATGATAGAATTGAAAGAGAAAAGAATACTGCTAACAAAGCATATAACGAGAAAGTAAAAACAATTAATGATACTATTACAGGTTTTGGTTCTAATGCTAGAAAGACTGAACAGATTGAAATAGCTAATGCTGAATTAAAGAAAACAATAAATGATATTGATTCTAAATACAATGATGAGATTGAGGAACTACAACAAGTAATTAAAGGTTATAGAAACCAAGTCACTGAAAAAACAGGTGACATAGATATAAAGATAGAAGAATTAGAAACTCGTATTGAGAGTGAACAAAAGATTATTGATGGTGTGATAGAAGAAAAAGCGGTATACGAAAAGCAATACAGAGCACTTGAAGCTGAAGTCGGACCGATTAAATATATTGCAGAACTCATCTATGGTGAAACTGATAAGAGTTTACTTGAAGATGCTGTAAGATGGGTTATTATAATTTTGGTTATTGTGTTTGACCCTCTAGCGGTTGCGTTGCTAATAGCATGGAATGATATTATAAAACGTGAAAATCCTACTAGACCTAAACCAATTCCAAGAAAACCAGAACCTACGCTTAACGAGTTAGCAGAAAAAAAAACTGAAGAACCCGAAGAAGTAGAACATTGGTTAGAAGAAGAACCAAAAGTTCCGGTTGAAGATGAACCTGAAATTGATAAGGATTATGAGAAAGATACTTATCACAATATATTAGGAACTAGAGTAAAAGCTAATCCTAAAACATTGAAAGAGTTCATGACAGAAACACCTGATTTCTTTGCTCAGCTTGCTGATGAAATGGGTGGTAGAGTAGATTATGATAGTGAAGCGGCTCAGATAAATGTTCCTGATGATGTATTAGAACAATTACCTGATGGTACTTATAGAAAGAAAGTTAGCCGCACTAGAATATAAGGAATATAATGTTTATTTGATATGAAAGATTTTATGCTATTACTATCTGAGTTCGGACTGCCCGTAGCTGGTGCAGTAGTAATGGCAGTCTTTATATACATTATATTAAGATACATTCTTGATTCAGTAGTCGGTCAGACAAATACAATTAAATCAATCATAACACAACTAGATAATCGTGTCAGAAATATGAATAATGACATGATAAAACTTGACTTGCAAATAACTCATGTTCTAGGTTTAGAACCAGATGAAGAAAGAATTGCAAGAGCAAATGGTAAAGAAGATGCGAGAAGAGATTAATGAAAATTGTTATTGAGATTTTAAGTGTATATGGTTTTCCAACTTTAGCTGCAATTGGAATGGGTTGGTTTATTTGGTTTGTATATAACTTTACTACTAAAAATATCAAGAAAAAATTAAGTGAAACCAATGTAGTTCTTATTGCACTCTTAGATAGAATCAGAATGTTAGATAATGACATCATTAGATTACGAGCAAAACTAGACGCCGTAATACAAATGCAAGAGAACGAAAAGCTTACCAAATCTTCTTCCGTAGCAAAAAAATCTAATAAATAATATATGATGAAAGCACAACTTATAAAAGGTGTGCTGCGAACTTGGGTTGTTATGTTATTTGCGGTGACGTTGGCAGCCCTATCCACAACAAATCTCTCAGCCAGTGAACTGAACTTTGAGTTTGGCAACCCTGCATTCTCAAAACAAGGCTACTCTTCACATGTTTTATCTATAGAACAATTACAATATTCCCGTTCAAGAGATGTAGATAAAGATCAGAAGTCTGCCGCAGCTGCAGCACAGAGAGAACTCGACAATACAACCATAGCTAAATTCATAAAGAATGTTGAATCAAGAATCTATGCAAACCTTTCTAAACAATTAGTAGATAATATGTTTGGTACAAATTGTGTTAACACATCTGAAATAACATGTGAAACATCAGGTACAGCAGAGATTGAAGGTGCCACTATATACTGGGTACGAGATGATACAACAGAAACTATTTCATTGACTGTCACTGATGATACTGGAAACGTCACAACGATTACCGTACCCATCGGAGATTTTCTCTTTTAATAGAAAACTGAATTTATATGAAGATACTCTTAGCAATAATTCTAACTACAGTAATCACAGGTTGTGTAAGCACGCCTGATAAGATAGATTACTATACTGATCTTGCTCCAAAGCAACATGCTACACCTACATCTGAATTATTAGTAGACTTACCGGCATTAGATGGTGAAGTTATTACTATTGCTGTATATTCCTTTTTAGATAAAACAGGTCAGAGAAAACCTAGTGATAAATTTTCTCAGTTGTCAACTGCTATATCACAAGGTGTTGATGTATGGGTTATACAAGCATTGAAAGAAGCAGGTGATGGTACATGGTTTAAAGTTGTTGAAAGAGGTGGATTGGATAATGTAATTAAAGAGAGACAACTAATAAGAAGTACAAGAGAAGCATACGAAGGAAATGAAGTTAATAAGAATTCACTAAAGCCACTAATATTCGCTGGTTTAATATTAGAAGGTGGAGTTGTTGCCTATGATACTAACGTTGATTCAGGTGGTAACGGTGCAAGATACTTTGGCATTGGTGTATCCGAACAATATCGGGTAGATCAAGTCACTGTCGCTATGAGAGTAGTTGCTGTTCAGACTGGAGAAGTTTTACTTACCGTTTCAGGTACTAAAACAATTGCCAGTCATAAATCAGGAACTGATGTTTTTAGATTCTTAGATTTGGGAACTAAGGCTATAGAAATAGAAAGCGGAGTTGCAATGAATGAGCCAGTAAATTACGCGATACGATCCGCAATAGAGTATTGCGTAATTGAAGTAATACAACAAGGAGCAGACCAAGGTCTGTGGAAAATGAAGGAGGAAACACATGAAAAAATTCATTAATCTTATATTATTTTCGGTCTTGTTTACAGGTACATTATGGGCGAACGATATTTATGTCACACAGAGTGGTGCAACACTTGACTTAGATATTACACAAGATGGACAAAACAATACTGTTGGTAATTCTACCACATCATCATCTGTAATTGGTGCAACAACCAATTTAGATATTGATCAAATAGGTAATACTAACGTGCTAACATTTGATGTAAATGGTGCTACATACACTGGTACATTTAATGTCACGGGTAATAGCAACAATATTGATTTCAACTGTGATAGCACGGGTAATAACTCTTCGTGTGGAACGGTTACGTCTAGTATAACATGGGTAGGTTCCAGTAACGATTTAGATATCGATCTGGGAGAGACTGCTGATGCCAGTAATGGTGCTGTGAATATAACAGGAGCCAGTGGTTCCGACTCAAATGTTATAGCTGCAACTGTTGATGGTACATCTGCAATCTTAACATTGTCTGTAAACGGTGATACAAATAATTGGTTAATTGATATAGATGGAAATGGAGATATAAACGGCCATACGTTAATCCATTCTCATACTGGTGGTACAGCTGATGTAGATATAGTTCAGAGTGGTATTAATGATGCCATTATAAACTTGACTACTGTAGGTGATGGTCACGATATCGATATAAGTCAGACAGACTAATGCGGTACATAATAAGAGCGACTGCCTTTTTGCTCGCGATTGGTATCATATTTCTATATGGTAAGAAATTACATGCCGAAACAATCGGAGATGTTATATTGCAAGAAGGCAACGCTGTTATTGAACAATCTGGAGAAGATAATATATCTGTTCAAGGTTTAGATATATTTTCTTATGATGTCGTTAAGACAGGAAATGGTAAAACAGCTATATCCTTTATTGACGACACTCGCGTTGATGTCACAGAACATTCAAAACTTATCATAGATGAGTTTGTATATGACCCTGCAAATAACAAGGGTTCACTCTCAATAAAAGCAACTTTAGGTACAGTGCGATATGCATCTGGCCAGATAGCAAAGAAGTATGCGCAGAATGTAAATATAGAAACACCTACTGCTACGATCGGTGTAAGAGGTACCGATTTCAGTATGACTGTTGATGAAATAGGTGGTTCAACAATAATACTTTTACCATCATGTAATACAAGTGGATATTGTTATGTAGGAGAAATTGAAGTAGAAACAGATGCTGGATTTGTAATAATGAATCAAGCTTTTCAAGCAACTGTAGTCACGACTGGTGAAACAAAACCAATGAAACCAGTCATTTTAGATTTAGATGAAAACATGATAGGTAATCTTTTAATAATACAAAAACCTCAAGAGATTGTAGAGCAACAAGAGAAAGCTGAGTATAATGAAGTTGCAAATGCTTTAGATATAGACTTTTTAGAATTTAACGATTTAGATGTTGATGAACTAGAACTTGATAATGATACATGGGCAACAGGATTAGATATAGATTTTTTAGAACAAAACTTTTTGGTAGATATTCTAGATCAGATTAATAAAGAACTTGCTAAAGCTATGAGAAGTGAGTTTGATAAAAAGGATAGTTCAATTGATGGAATTACATTAGGTAAAGATCCTGAAACTGGTATCATAATTTTAGATGAAGACCCTGAATGGGTATATGCAAGAGAAGGTGCATCAACATATTTTGAATTAAGACTTGATAAAGAGTATGGTTATATTATAAGTTTTACACAAGAAGATTTTGAAGTATATGACTTTGAATTAGGAGGACAGGGAAATGAGATTCGCATTTATCAAAGTAATTAGTGTTCTATTTCTTGTTCTTTTAATTAATGATAAGGCAGAAGCTGGTTCATTAAACTATGAGGTGTTTGCTATTAGTCATTACGCACCTTATGTAGAGTCACCTTGTTTTAATAACTATACATATCTGTCTACCTGTAATAATACTAATCCAGCTTATGTAGGTACATCACAAGGAACTGGTACTATTAACAGTTTAAATTATAACTGGAATAGTGGCAACATAACACTTGGTGGTAGTAGTTATGGAAGTAATCAGAGGATGGTAGTCATCACAGGATACTGGCAACATCCAGGAACAGCTGGTCAAACATCAACAGTATATTTTGCTGGTCGTAATGATGATGGACTAATTGTAAACATCAACAA